GGCTACAATGCCAAAAGTTCATTCGTTCGAACTTTTGAGAGATAATAATAATTATATCTCTTTATATTACCTTATTAATCTATAGATATAGATAAGTGAACGGGTGAACTTTTCGAACTTTTCGAACCAATCGTTGATAATCAATAAGTTACAAGGGTAAAATTGAACGAATGGTGAACTTTTGCCGAACTTTTGGTTTTTTCGGGTGCTTATGGGTAACTTTGTAAACAACAAGTAAGTACAACGTGCCAAAGAAAGGACATACTAACAACCCGAATGGTAGGCCCAAAGGAACCCCAAACAAGGTTACCAAAACAATACGGGAGCATTTTGCTACCGCTTTCGATTTATTGCAGGAAGATGACCAACACAACCTGACCGCATGGGCAAAGACAAACCCGACAGAGTTCTATCGTTTGGCATCGAAACTCATCCCGACAAAAGTAGAGGCGGATATCCAGCAACCCGTCCAAACCATTATCCAAATTATTCCCGACCCAAATAGCGCTCCCATTGCCGATTGAAAAACTTTGTTCAGGGTGTGGAAAACATAAATGTCGCTTGCAGATGGATTTCAGCAAAGAATTTTGTTATCTTTGTATAAACCGAACCGAAAACATGAAAATACACTACAACTTTGCCACACGCAGTAGGCCAACAAAAATGACTGCTGCCATTGCCACCATTAAGGCATATTCGCATAAAGCGGATTACACCATAGGCATAACGGTAGATGACGATGACGATGTAACGCTGAACTCTACCCATTACCGGGAACTACAACAGGATAAGAATATCTACTTCACACATGGTAAAAGCAATAGCAAGGTACACGCTATCAACAGGGGCATGCATGCCTGGCAAGGTGATATAGTGGTGAACATGAGCGATGACATGCGATTCCTTGTGCCAGGTTACGACATTAAAATCATAAATGCCTTCGCTGACAATCTTGACCAGTTTATTCACTTTCCAGATGGAAGGGTTAATCACCTGCTACCTACCATGAGCATCATGGGTAGGACTTACTATGAAAGATTCGGGTATATCTACCACCCACAATACTTCTCCCTATGGTGCGATAATGAGGCAATGGATGTGGCGAAGAAGTTGGGGAAGTGGAAGTATGTGCCGGAGCGCATCTTCGACCATTACCACCCTGCATGGACCGGTGAGCCGATTGATGCACAATTACGGCATACGCAGGGTTATTACCACATTGATGAGCAAACATATATTAAGCGGTCAGCCGCAGGATTCCCAAATGAAACCGTATGACATCGGAAGAAAAAGCACAAGAGTTGGTTGATAAGTTCTATGATAAAATAGAGGATATGCCAATACAATGCGGTATGTATTGTTTAGGAGGTACAATAGATAGAAAACTATTAGCAAAAAAATGCGCCTTAATTGCAGTAGGTGAGATATTGCAAGATGGAATGTTAGAGAAAGCCCCATTTATGTCTAATGGAAAAGATTTAATGAAAGGCAATTTTGTTAGATACAAAGATTATTGGCAACAAGTAAAAACCGAAATCGAAGCACTATGACCCTATCCATTCTAATCTGCACCATTCAAGGCCGTGAGGGTTATCTCACCAGACTTTTGCAGGAATTAGTGCAGCAAAAGGCACGGTTATCTAATCAGCTAACTGATGAGGTTGAAATCATTGTCGAATCGGATAATGGTGCCATGAGTACAGGGCGCAAACGTAACTATCTTATAGGCAAGTCAACAGGGAAGTACATCGTATTTGTGGATGACGATGACATGATTGCACCCACCTACATCGCTGACATACTTGAGGCAGCAAAGCAGGATCCCGATGTTATCGTATTTAACGGTATAATGACCACAAACGGCAAGGATGAGCGGAAGTGGTATATCAGTAAGGAATACGGCTATGAGGCGAAGGATGGGGCTTATTATCGCTATCCTAACCACATTGTACCTGTACGCAGGGAGATTGCCGTTAAGTTCCCATTTCAGGACATTAAGATTGGGGAAGATTATCTGTACGCTACTGCGATGCACAATGCGAAGGTGTTGCAGAGTGAAGTCAAGATTGAGAAGGAGTTATATCATTATCAGTTTAGAACGAATAAGTAAGTTATGCCAAATTTACCATGCCTATATTGTAACGGGAGTGGAAAATTAAATGCTATGGGTTTTGAGAAAGATTGTTGGTATTGTGCCGTTAACTCACAACCTACCCCACCACAACCCTACTACCACACCGGAACCTACGAAGCTATTAACGTAATCGAAGCATGGGGATTGAACTTTTCACTCGGTAATGTAATCAAGTATGTTGCAAGGGCAGGGCGCAAGACGGATAATCCGATTGAAGACCTGGAGAAAGCGAAATGGTATATTGAACGGGAGATTGAAAAACTAAAACATAAATAACATGGCACAACAGACGGCAGTGGAGTGGTTGGAACAAGAAATAAGAAAGTTAAATATAAAAGTTGATGGTGCTATTCAAGATTCTGCAATTAAAATACTTGAACAAGCCAAACAAATGGAAAGGGAGCAGCATAAAGATACTTGGGATGCAGGAATGAGTGAGGGAATAGGTACAACAATGGGTTCTTTAGATTATGATGGAGAATTTATAAATTACTACAACGAAACCTACGGCAAATGAGATACTCCCAAAACAACGAGCAAGACATCATCCTGCAATACTTCGGTAGCCGCAAAGGGTTCTTTCTTGACATTGGGGCAAACGATGGCATTACGCTATCAAATACCTATGCCCTGCAACTGCAATTATGGAGCGGTGTACTGGTAGAGCCATCCGAAGAAGCATTCAACCGCATTATAACATATCCGTCAGTACATAAGTACAACGTGGCCATTGGTACTGAAGATGGGCATTGTACCTTTCATGAAATGGGCAACCACCTCAACGCTGGGGATGTGTCCCTGCTTTCCACGATTAAGAAAACAGAGTTAAAGCGTTGGCCGGGGGTTGAGTTTAAAGAACGCATGACAGAGGTATGGACTTATAAAACCCTGCTGAAACATTCACGGTATAAATTCTTTGACTTTATCAGCATTGATGCCGAAGGGGTGGACTATGAGATATTAGAACAGATTGATTTGAAATACACGGATATGGTTTGTATAGAACACAACTCTAACCCTGACTTGTTTCAGTTAATAAAAGAATACTGCAACAAGGCAGGTCTGACAAAGAAATTACTTAACAATTTAGAGAACGTAATATGGGCAAGGTAATATCACAAGTAGATATAAGAAAACAAGAACACAATTCAGAGTTCCCTAAATTAATGATAGGTAATGAAACTGGCATAATAGTTTTATTTAATTGGCCTAGCCGTGGAACAATTATAAATATTGGTAATGGTACAACAGGTTTAGAATTAGGGGACTATTTTACTGAATGGAAAATGGAAACATTTAAAGATTTTCATGGTACAGTAATATTAAATAACCAATAATATGGGCAAGGTAATCACATCCCTTTCCTCCACAGGCAGGGAAAACTACAATGAAGCGCAACTCGGGTTAATCAGAAGTATTGACCGCAAAGCACCGGACTATGACACTCACCTGCGTAGTGTGGATGGGTATGTAGATGAATACCTTGAACGCAAAATAATTCTCGGAGATTGGCCCGAATCAAAGCGATGGGGCAAGTCATGGAATCACCAAAATATGCCGTATCAATTCAAGCCGTTTATGGTAGCCGAAGCATTGGAGATGGGATACCGGAAAATCATTTGGTGTGATTCCACAATCAGGGTACATCAAAACCCCGATCCGCTTTGGGCGTTAGCAGCCAAGCACGGGATAGTGGCATGGAATAACGAAGGACATGAGTTACACAAATACATCCCCGACCATCAGATTGCGTGGCTTGGGTTAAGTAGTTACAAGGATGTTATGCAGATGTATCAGATAATGGCTTGTTGTATTATGTTTGACTTCGACCACCCGAAAACGATGCCGATATTTGAGAAATGGATTGAGGGGGCCATGAATAACTGCTTCCACCACAACGAAAGCAAGAATCCGCACTATGTTAGCAGCCGGCACGACCAGGCACTACTATCGGGGTTGATGAACTTAGCAGGTATTCCGGTGCAGCCGTATGGTGGGTTGGCGTATCGGCATTATCTACCTGTTGAACCTTACTTTATTAACTGGGGGGTTAAAGATTAAACTATGGAATACACACACGAAGAATTACAGAAACGACAAAGAACGCAATTATGGTTACTAGTCTATGTCGAGTGCATTAAGAAACCAAATGCAGGATGGGAATCGGCATGGTTCGAGGCAAATAACGCAGTTCGGGCATTTGATGAAACATTCTCTAAACCTAAAGAACCTAATCAATAATGGGCTACACACACGAAACAACACGCATAATTGACCCGTACCTACCTCACATCAAATCGGTGGTAGATTTAGGCGCGCAAAACGATTACCGGGTACCATTACCTGCACCTTACACTAAAGATTCATACTATGCCGGCAAAGACTACGAAGCCATTGACATATCAGGGGAGAATGGAAGCACCCCGTTGGATTTATCAAAGTTGCACAAGTTCGACAAGCTATACGATTTACTTGTCGATGCGGGTACGAGCGAACACGTTGGCACAGGAGGGAAGCACGACATCAAAGCAATCTACAACTGCTGGAAAAACAAACACAACCTTGTTAAAGTGGGGGGATACATTATCAGCGAAAACCCCAAAACAGGCAACTGGCCAGGACATGGATTCAACTACTATACAACGGATTTTTATAAGCTACTCGCTGCCTTTGGTGAGTATTCTCTTATTGACTTGGGTGAACATCCGGCAATGGGTAATACAACGGATGGTTGGAATGTTTACTGCGTTATGCAAAAGACAAAAGAGGAGTTCATAACATTCGAGAAATTTAAGAAGTGTGGTATCGCAACAAGTTAAGCAGATAAAGGCAACATCTGTATTCTATGCCAACAAAGAAGCATACGAAAAGGGTTACCCAATAATCTGCAATGAGGGGGGAAGTCGATCGTCGAAATCATTCTCCATCGTACAACTACTGATTCAGATAGCATCTACCCAACGCAACAAGCGTATCAGCATCGTATCGCACTCACTACCACACATCAAACGGGGAGCGTACAGGGATTTCAAGACCATTATGGAAGAATGGAATATGTGGAAGGATGAGGATTTCAGTTTTACAGACTTCATTTACAAATTCCCTAACGGCAGCTATATCGAACTATTCGGACTTGAAGATGAGCAAAAAGCAAGGGGGCCGGGTAGAGATATTCTTTTCGTAAACGAAGCGAACCTTATCCGCAAGGCACTATTCGACCAGTTGGCTATGCGGACAACGGGAACAATCTTTTTAGATTGGAACCCTGCTGACTTCGTTAGTTGGGTGTATGATGTAGCCGACAATCCCAACAACAAGCGGATAAAATCTACCTATTTAAACAACAAGGGCAACTTATCCCAAACGCAAATAGACATCATTGAAGGGTATAAGAACCTACCCGATGATTTCATGTGGAAGGTGTACGGATTAGGCGAAAGGGGAGCCGCAAAGGAGATAATCTATACCAAATGGCAGATAATAGACAAGATGCCGGA